TTACACGGTTCCTGTCACTAGCTCGGCTTGTATCTCTAGATATTCATTGCGGTTATCGATGTTGTCAGGCGGAGATATAAACCTCCAGCGATCGCTGCCCAATAAAATAGCATGGCCTGCATGTACATCGCTGCGATAACGCATCATCAACGTCATTCGCGATACCGCATGCTTGGCGTCCGCAGAAATAGACTCCGGACCGTGTGCGTACTTGATCTTGATATACACAGTCGGGTTCGTGGCGAAATTTGTCCACGCTTCCACCTGCGCCCCGCCCGCATCTTTAGACAGGGTGGATGTTTGCAGCGTGCCTGGCGTGCGCAGCTCGCCGGGGTTGGTCATTCGTCCGCCGAGTTTCATACGCCAATATCATCCGCGGGGCTTTTCAGCACCACAACAAAATGGACTTCGGCATAATCTTCAGAGGACGTTTGCACAATATGTCGCTCTTCCGAAATGGCGCTTTCGAACTTTGAGGACTGATCACCGCTTGCACCATAGACTCCCACAAGTTTGATCACCACATCCCCTTCCCGCGCGCCGGGGAGCCAGATCGATCCGCCGCCCGTGCATCCTTCAAATTCATACTTGCGGTATTTCAGGGCCTCCGCTTCGAGCATGGCCAGCGCGTTGGTCAGGCCAAAGGCCATCATGGCCGAGTCGCCGGTCATGGCCGGGTTCTCGAACATCTGCACCAAGAGCATCGTTGCCGCAGAAACGGCAATGGGATGCTTGGTAGTATCCTGCGTCCAATCGCGGCCTGTGGCACGTTCAATGATCTTGTCCACTTGCAGCAGCAGATCTGCCACACGGGCATCCCCGCTGGCAACACGCAGCGCATTTTCGGCTTGGGCAGAGGTGAGAATGGTGGCCATAAAGTCCTTATCGAGTTGCCCTGCGGACGTGGAGGACGCCCGCAGGGTGCATCAGCAGAGCGTGGAAGGACGCCCTGAAACGCTTACAGATTAGCCGAGCAACGTCACAATGGACTCGGACTTGACAGCCTTCACGCCATACGCAATGGAGATCTCAACGATCACCTTGTGATAGGCGGGGTAGATGGACAACAGGAACGAGAGACCGCTGAACGGATCAGTGATGACGGTGTGCTCGCCTGCAGCGCCTTCCTTCGGAAGTTTGGGAACGCGGGTCAGCAAGTGAATGGCATTACGCTCGAAAGCGAAGTTGCCGGTATAGCTGTTACCAACGGCCACGGGATCATTATTCACCCAGGCAACCTGATTGCCGGGCTTGGCGAGCACAATGTCGCCATCGCCATCACCAGCAAAGCCGGTCTTCACAACATACTTGTTGGTGTCGCGGCTGGTCTTGGTGTTGGTCAGGATGTCACCAGCGAGGACGGTGCCAGTGCCGGTATCGATGTGGATGGTTTCAGAGCCAACCGCATAACCAGCGGTCAGGTCAACGAGGTAGCTGGCTCCGGTGCCTTTGGTGTGCAAAACGATCTGGCCGGATTCGTGCAGGTCAAATCCTTCAAGGCGTCCGAGCTTTGCTTCGCGCAAAAGTTCAGCATCGCCCGCTTCATTCACTTTGAAGAGGTTGGACTGTGTCCCACGGATCTTCGCGCCGCTGGTGGTATTGAGCACCATGTGCATGTCGGAAGTCCACGCGCCGTTATCACGCAGGATCTTGCCAACCTGGGCAATATCGGTCAGATCAGCAGCGCTTCCGAACGGGGTAGTGCCAGCAGTGCCGTAGGCGCGCGAAGCGCCGCGTTTTGCAGCGAGGAAGAGATCAGACTCGATGGCGTTTGCAAGCGTGCGAAATGCCTGAGAGAATTGATCCTGTTTCACGTTTTCATAGATAGAGCTGATGGATGCCTGTTCTTCACCATTCCAGGCAAAAGCGACTTTCTTGACGTTGGAGATGGTCATTTCTCCATAGCCAACAGCCACACCAGACGGATCAGTGACAACGGCGGCAGGGGTCACATCTGTCGCAGCCATTGTGGGGACAATGGGATAGGTGATGTTCTGGTCTTTGGCGACCATTTCGGCGGAGGGGTCCATATAGACCGCGCCGATGAAGCCAGTCTGTTCGCGCAAAACGCGGTCAGCGGCTTTGTAAACATTCGGGATCAACCCAGTGAGTGTGTTAGTGGTCATGGTTTATTTACCTCTTTTTTATTGGTTAAATAATTCGGCGTTGGCTGATTAGCCTTCGATTGTTCCGCCAGCTTTTACGAACGTCATACGTTCACGGGGAGGCAGGGCGTTGAACGCAGCGAGGGTCATTTTCTTTTCATCCTCGTGCTCTTCTTCGCTATTCGCGGAAACGAACAGCGAGGCGGCGTTGCTGGTATTGTTGTCAGCATTGCGCATGGTCAGGTAAAGCTTGTTGCTGTTTTCAGCCTTGACGATTGCAGCTTCCAGCGCGGGCTGTATATCGATCGCGGCCTGAATGCCTTCGTCTGTGCCGCTGTTGAACTGAGCATTCAACTCGTTCTGTAAGCGGGCGACTTCGTCACTATCAGCCTTGGCACGGTCAAAATACGGTTTGAGATCGGTCATGATTTATTTCTCCTTTTATTTTTGAACATAAAGATATTTGCGCTGTACTTTGCGCGGGTCTGGCTTTGTCTCTGCTTGATTGCTGGCATCAGGCATAGACTCCACCTCAACAGGTTCCACCCGCGGCGAAAGCGCCTGCGGTTCGTTGATAATTTGATTGGCCTGCGCGGTTGCAGGCATCGTGCTGTTATTTAGCAGCTGGTTGATCACTTCATCGAGAGTCCCAATTCGATCAGCCATTCCAAGATCGATGGCTTGCTTGGCACTCACAACGCGGCCCTCGCCGAATCCAGTGCGTACAGCTGCCGCTTTCACGCCGCGGTTGCGTGCCACTGCATCCACAAACGAGCCATAAATATCGCTGACATTTTCTTGAATGGCAGCTCTGGCTTCCTCCGAAAGCGGTTCATACGGGTTTGCTTCAGCCTTGTACTTTCCAGCCTTGATCAGAGAAACTTTGACGCCCTCTTTCTCAAGCTGTCCGCTGATATCCTGGTGCGCGGCAAAGACTCCAATGGAACCAACCTCGCCAGACGGTGTAACAACAATTTCATCAGCCGCAGTTCCGATCCAATACGCAGCAGACGCCATCAAATGATTGGCCACAGCCACGATCGGCTTGGTTCCGCGCGCATCGAATATCTTTTTGGATAACTCTTCGATGCCGCCAACCTGCCCGCCCGGGCTGTTGACATCCAAAACGATGGCGCTCACTTGCGGGTCATTCACCAGGTCTGCAAACTGTTGGCCAAGAGTTTCAGCGGTCGTACCGCCAGACATACTGGTCAGCATGTTTGTTCGTGGTGCGATGGTTCCAAAGACTCGCATCACCGCCACGCTGTTGACCTTTGTATTCTGCGGAGGCACGGCCCCATTCACACGGGCTTGTATCTCTTCGGCGCTGAGTTTTTCACCGCTCACATGCCGTGCAACGATCTCTTCCAACATGGCCAGCTTGCTCGGCAAAATTGCCCAGGGTGTTTCCATAAAGGCTTGCAAAACGTATGTTTTCATGCTGCTCCTAATTCTTGACTGGCTGGGCTGATCGTATGGCTGCAAGCTCGGCATTGATCAGTTCGCGAACGCTTGCATTATTGCGGGTCATCCAGAATTCATCGCCGCTATCGTAGCCGCTCACGTCTTCGATCTCGCGGGCTTCGTTCGGGTTCATTTGCCCGGATGCGATCTTGATTGCATTCAGCTCTGCGCGTGTTTTTGCGTCCGTGCGCAGCAAAGACTCACGCACAAACTTGAAATAACTATTGGCTTGCTCTTTTTGGGAAAGCCAATTCAGCCGCCCAGCCTGCTCCCACTGCACCAGGTATGGGTCCAATGTGGATTTCAGGTAATCGAGATCCTGCTGCGCGTTGCTGTTGTAGGCTTCTTTGCCCATGTTGAGCTTGTAAGCAGGCACGCCAAAGAAGTTGATCACGTCCACATCATTGGCCTGTATGCCCTCAAGGAATTGAGCATCGGTCAGTTTCATCTGGATTGTCTCGAACTTCCCAACCTTCTTGTCAAACACAGCCAGCCCGGTCTCATTCAACGCCTCTTGATATTGTGTGCGCACTTTGTCTCTGCCGTCTTTATCCAAAATGGCATCCATTTGGATATAAGCCTGCGATTTCAACCCGCTGCTGCCTTGCACTTCGCTTTGCGTTTTCTTGGTCGCCAGCTGGCGTCCAAAGGTCTCACGCGCATACTCCAACACAGAGCGCCCGCTGCGTCCGTTGGTCGAATTGATCATCAAGTGCGTGATCTCTACCGCAGGGATCTTGTCTTTCTTTCCGCTAGGGAAGGTAGTTTCGTAATACTGATTGCCACCTTTGTCCAATTGCGGGCGGGTCGCATTGGAGGACAAAATAAACAACTCGCGATATCGTTGGCGCGGCTCCCAAATATAGGCATCGCCCCAAAAGAGCAGCCATTCCATCACGGTCTTTTTGAAGATAAACGGTGTCATCCAGCGGTTGGGTTGCACTTCCAACAGGTAGGCCATATTGCGCAGCAACGCATCCGGACTCACATGCTCCACGTTCCTGCCATTGCGCACAAACATCTGGAACGGCATCTTGGCCACGTCATCACCGATAATGTTTTTGCAGCGGTACGCGGTCGCGATGGTCTTGGCTGTTTCCGCAGAAACAACCTGGTTCGCGGTGGTCATCACGCCGCCGCTTAAGCCAAATTCATAACCAGCAAACTGCGCAGCGGCTTCACTGACGGGCGTCACAGGGGCAGAGCGAAACGATTTTGTAAGCAGTCCCATTTTTTATCCTTGTCCTTGATACGCCGGGAAGACGTGGGTCAACGGGCCAGACATCGCGCGTAATCGTTCCGGGGTAGGCACCGAGTTTTTACAATCCTCCACCCACGGGCGGGTGTAAAAATCAAGCGGAAAATCAAACATTTCCGAGTGGTAAGTGGAGGGCGGGCAATGCTTCACCGGCCCTTGATAGCAATCCATGCCGCACAAAATGACAGGGTTGCAGCCCATCCACAACGCGAACCATGCCGCAGTGTTCGAGCTAAAGAAACCGGTCCACACGTCAGGCACATCGAAGATCACATCGGTCGAAGGCTCAGGACTCACATGGATGGCTTTGTGCTCCTGCACCGCTTTGACCTGCAGCGAGTTGGTCTCTGGCGCATCGTTGTAAACCATATAGGTGGGTTCGCAATAATAAAAAGCGTGATAGTTGACCGCGATCAACAAGCAATCTTTGGGCAGGCGTTTCATGTCATTGGGAAGACTCGGCCCGCCGCCTAAAATCGCAGCTGGTTGATTGCGATATTTGTTCTTCATCGAGGAAAGTAGTATTTTTTTCATGAAGTTTTGAGCGCCATCAGAATAGATAAAAAAACAAGAACGGCCCCGCACACGGTTTGAGCCAAAGAGGCAGAGAGCAGGGCAGATAATCCGCTGTAAAGCGAAGCCATTCCAACAAGGAAAAATAATTCAGACAACCCAATATTCTGGCGTATCCAGGCAAGCACAGCATTCCAAAGACGGTTGATCATTTGAAGATCAACTCCACCTGACCGGTAAGCATCATGAACACAAGCCCAACAAACGAGACTCCAAAAGCACCAACCACCCAGACACCAACTTTCGTAAAGTTCAACGCGGGTTCCATCTCTTTGCGAACCGCTGTAAATTCTTTACGCATATCATCCCGCAATGATTTGGTGTCGTTGCGCGTGATTTCGTATTGGTCATAAATATCAATGATTGCAGAAAATAAAAGCACGTCGCGCGTGTTAACGTCGATGTTTCCACCGTTCTGAATGACATCGCGAAGCTTCTTAATGATCTCGTTATTACCGTTTGTCATGACATTCCCTCTAGGTGTTTTTTCATATCAGCAACGGCTTTGGCGTAGCCCTGATCAAAGGTGGCGGATGTTCCAGACTCAGGATCAGGCACCGGGTCGGGTTGAGGCGCAGGGTTGATCGGCATGGCAAACTCGGCATTGGCCAATCCGTTGTATTTGATGGCGCAGTATTCATCGCGCAATGTCCAAAGCTTCACCCATTGCTCGCCGCCCGAGGCTGGTAAAACTTCCATCACGTTGACAACATCATGCTGGTACAGCGTGTTGATGCTTGCGCTTGTGACATTGGACTGGGTGCGCACGCGCAAGCCCTTGACACTGGTCACACGGATGGCGTTGATCGGGGACAGGAAATATCTCTGCATGAGATATGGGATCGGATCTACACACCACCCCTTGAATGTTCGGATGGAATTCTTCACCGGCGCAGGCAGGATCACTTCGAAGTGCAGGTGTGTGCCTTCACTGGCACCGCGCTGTTTGTCTTCAAGGTTTCCGCCCATTGTGCCGATCTTTTGACCTGCTTCAACAACATCACCCGCTTTAACAAGGACATCTTTCAAATGAGCATAAAGGGTCGAGTATTGCTTGTCCTCATGCTCAATAACGACTCTGCGTCCATATCCGCCCTGGTCGTAGTACCCTGCTTCGACCACCAATCCATACTGCACAGCAAAAATAGAAGCACCAGGCTGTCCGTTGACAGTGGTAATGTCAATTCCCATGTGCTTGCCTTCGGTTTTCCCATAAAGTTTCCAGTTAATGTTGGCAAACTTTTGGAAAAGAAATGCTGTTGGTATCGTTGGGTAAACAGGATTTTGCATAAAGTCCTTGGTTGGTGAAAACAAAAACGCCCGGCGACAACCAAAAGGTTATCGCCGGGCGTTACTTCGACATCGACCGCAATGCAGCAGTCACTCAATTTTTATAATAGGTGGTGACAGAATGAGGGGGACACCCTGCCAGCCACCTATCGAAAGTTTAGCACAAACAATCTACGAATGCAATATGCGAATTATTACAAATTACCCTGGGCCCAAGTTGCCACGGTCCGTGAAAACCCAGTCATCCCGAAAAATATAGTTACCAATGCACTGTCTGCCAAAATATCGATGAGCTTTTAGCACCAGTATTCGCGCACGCGCTTCGACCAAACGTGCGATTTCCTGCAACTTCATAGACTCTTCGTCGATCTCGCGTTCCACCCACATCATCCACTGTGGATCAGAATAAGCAAGACACAGCAATGCATTCCGCAGCCTGCGCGGCCAATCATGCTGTAACTGTAATACTTCATCACCTATACCGCGAAGCGTTGCTCGTTCTCGTGCATTTAATCTTGATTTTTTCATGCTGTCACCTAGAACCCAAAGTCATCAGACATCACGTATTTTGAAAAATCAGACGCCTCACGCAAAACCTGAACACGAACCATCGCAGTGATGATGGCTGTCAACAGGTCCACACGCTTGGTATCCACAGCTTTGCGCTTTGAGATCATCAGATTTTCTTTGCTGTCTATGATCTGCACCGCGTTGGAAATGCACCAGCGCAGCAACGGACTCCCATCATGCACGAGCTTCCCGGAAGCTACCAATTCTCTGAAAAGCTTTGTGGCTTCAGAAAGGCTGGCCATTGTTTGCCTGATTTCGACCATGCTATATCCATCATCCTGCATTTCGTTTGCAAGGTGCGTGGCTGCATAAGGATCATAGGCAACTTCGTGAACTTGCCAACCGTTTTCCAACTCGCAATCGTGAATGTGAGACTCAACTCTGCGATAATCGGTCACATCGCCTTCAGTGATGATCACCCATCCATCTCTTGCCCAGTCTCTGTAGGGTATTCGGTCTGTTTTTTCATGGCGCGTCACCGCCTCTTCAGGTAAAAATCCGCGCGCGGTCAGTGCAATCCGGTCATCATCAAGAGCAAAAATAAAACCATCCGCGGTGAGATCGATCTTTTTCGAGAGATCCAACCCAACAATTGAGAGCTTTCCCTTGGTCAACTCAAGGAACTTTTCGCGCCCGATATTGAGTTCGTCCCACCTGTGGATGTATTCGCCAATATAGCTATCATCACTTGAATTCACCCAAAGGTTGAGGTTCTTAACGCGAAAGTTTCTGATCTTAGCTGTGTCATGACTTCCAAACGCTTCATCGTGCTGCTCTTTCAGCTTTGCAAGACCTGCTTTTGTAAACGCACGCAGCGGGTTTGCTTTGATCCAGACTGCCGGGTTATGTTCATCATCGTCTTTATCCAGCTCGCGGATCATGACAAAATAGCGTTCATTGGGGACAATGCCGCCGAGGATCTGTTTGCAGTATGAATACTCTTTGAAGCATGGACTTTCTGTGTCAAATCCCGCCGTGGTAATGATAGCCATCAACGCTTGGGAACGCTGCCCCCATGCAGACCAAAGCAGATCATATATTTCCGATGTGGGATGTGCGTGGTATTCGTCGATGATGGCACCGGATGGATTAAGACCATCTTTGTTTTTGGTGTCTTTGGAAAGCGGCGTCATAATTCCACCGCGGGTGATGTGGCTGGTCTCTGCGCGTCCGATCCTCAAACGTTTTTTGATATCAGGACTCTTGCGCGCCATTGCGATTGCAGATTTATAAAGGATCCGCGCCTGCGCACGGTCCACAGCTGCAGCAAATACCTGCGGACTCTCTTCCCCATCTCCAACCATAAGATAATCAGCAACACCAGCCAGGCGCGTGGTCTTTGCATTTTTACGCGCTTCCTGAATGTACGCTTTTTCAAACCTTCGGTATTTTGTCTTTGCATGTACCCATCCAAAGATGGAGCCGAGATCAAACTTGTGCGCAGGGATCAACTCAATAGGCTGGCCTGACAGGGGACCTTCTACATGGTGACAATACTTAAACCATGTGTAGATCTTATTTGCTTTCTCTTCGTCGAACATCCACGGGAAAGATCGATCTTTCGCAGGGACCTTTGCTTTTGTCGATTTGCGAATTCGCGTTGTTAAAACTTTATC